CACAAACATTAATTCGTTTGCGTTTTGAATATTTCGATTAATTTCATAATTCAGCACGGGTATAAGTCTCTCAAATTTTGCACACTGACTGTATGCTACTGTAGGACTTCTATTCAGTTTTCTTGCTGCGACTCTTGGAGAGAGTTTGGCTTGACCATAACAAGCAAAAATATAAAATATTTCTGCTCTGGTTCTTGAAATTCGCACCATCCTTGTAATTCGACGAGTATGCCTAGATTCCTGAAAATCTTTTTGTTCCCAAAGATATTTTTGATGCTCTATTTCTCTTTGTCTTTCTAGAACTAAAAAACCTAATTGAACTTTCAAAGAATCAATCTTTTCTGTAAGCGCATTAAATTTTGTATCGTCGATGTATTTGAAAATTTTCATATACTCCAAACGTGTCAATAGGTGCGGGCAACGCCCGCGACCTATTGCAGTTAATTCAAGAGGTTATAAATCCCTACTTACCCCAAAACTCCGGCACGTCATCAGCACTTGCGCTCATAGAACTCTTGGTTGCAGGTCCTACGGTTGGCTTATCCTCATGCTTTGCTTTGGGCTTTGTACTTCCAAGCGGAAAGTACCCCCTAATCTCATTACTCGGCTTATAGGGCTCTCCGTTTTTTGGATTGATTCCACTACCAGCTTTTACCGCAAGCTTAATGCTGTGAGGCTTGTCATGGAGCTCATAGGATTCGTTAGGAATCCCCAAAAGACCAACGGCACGCGACAAGCTCGAAAGTGTGCCAAGACCTATCTGTTGAGCTTTTTCGTTATCGTTTTTGATATTGAAATTGGTAAATATCAATCGACCCTTATAGTGCTCATCCAAGATTGTGTGTGTAACCTTAAGCATTAGACCCCCTGCTTTAGTCGGCACTACTTCGCTACTTGTGACAATCGCATCATAGATCCCAGCCGGTAGCGGCTCGTAGTCATTTGATAGCGGTTCAATCGATTCTCTGTTTTGTATTACGTCTAAGTTTCCCATTTTTTCTTATTCCTTTTCTTCTTTTTGTTGTTGTTGTTTCTGCGCCTCACGCGCCTCTACGACATCTGTTAAGTTACCTTTCCTCTGCGCTCCAAAGTAGCTTTTAATCCCCCTCTCAAGCTCTGCCCATTCCAACGGTAACTTATCAGGCAACCCATAACGATTCCCCGCTTCAAAGCTTGCTTTCATGTTTAGGTTCAGCTCACGGCGTCCGGTACTTTTGGCCTTAAAGCTTTTTCCGAATCCTTCCTTGTTCTCGATTACTGCAACCTGGTTTGCAGCAAAGCCTATAATGTCTACGTACTCACACAATAGCTTTGAGCTTTTGTCATGCAGGTCGAGAGAGTACCTGTCATAGTCTTCCGCGCTTGGATCTTGAAACTTCACAATCTTCGCATGAGCTATAAGCAGAATCAGCATTTTGCAATTAAGGTTAATCTCATCAAGTAAGTCGATAACTATGTTCCAATACACGAGCGCAAGCTTATAGCCTTTACCAAACGGACCATCACCAATTTGTGCCCATCCGTTATCTCTACATATCTTTTCCCAGATGAGCTTCTCTGCCCAGTCCAAGCTATCAAGCACAAGAGTTTTATAGCCTAAATCGTTGTCACGAACGTGTTCAAGTTGTGCTTGTAGGTCTTCGAACGTGTCGCACTTTGGGAACGCTTCTACGCCTAAGCTCTCTAATCCATCTTCTGTTTGTATAAATATAGGCTTCGGGCATCCTTTTCCAAACGTACTTTTGCCCACCTTGTGATCACCGTACACGATAATTCGTGGCGGTTTGGTTGGTGTTGTGGTTATGATTTTTAGTTTGTTGTTTGTGTTGTTCATTTTATTGTTTCCTCATTTTCTTCACTCATTATCTTTTCGTATGCTCTGCCAGCGTCCCAGGCTTCGAGTAAAACATCTCGTACTAAAACCTCTGTTTTTATGTTGGGATTATGGAACACCCTCTTTTTAAATTCATCGACGAGTCTTTGCACATCTATCTCTTTTGCTACTACTAGTTCACTTCCTCTCTCTAACTCCCAGTCTGGCATTTTGTGCTCCTTTTTAGATTGCTCTTTACATCTCCCATAGCATACGATATGGTGATTGCAGTTGTCAACAACATTTATAGGGATTTTATATGAGTGAGATTAAATCGGTAGAGGAATTAATATTTGCGTTCGGGGGTCCGGTGCATATCGCGTCAAAATTCAACGTACATCAAATAACCGTAGAGCGTTGGGGGAAGAGTGGTATACCATCAAAATATTGGAAGTTACTATCAAAATTAACGGGGCTTTCTCTCGATGAAATTGTTGCCATTAATGACAAAGTAAAGAAAGGGCGAGTCAATGCCAAGTAACGAACTAAATGCCATTCTTGCCGAGCTTGATAAACAAGCTGATTCTATGTTCCTAGGTCAATACGAGAAAGAATCAATACAGCGCTTAGAAGATACGGACAGGTCGATACTTATGATGTTTCGTAAGAATTTGCTTGACGCAAAGGAGGCTGACTCTCCGAACATCGCAGATTTTGAGGCTGCCCTACTAGGGTACTATGAGTTAACAAAGCTTCCCAAATAATTTACTGCAGTAGCTTAAGTTCACCACTCTCGAAGGTACGATTATGGCCTATGATTTTTCACACGCTTTAGCAAAAATTCCAGGGTTGTGCGGAGACATTGCGCGGTATTTAGATTCAAAGCTTGACACTCCTCAGCCAGGTATTGCTCTTGCGACTGCGATCGCGTTTGTCGGAGCGCTAAAATCGGGGCGCATCTCGTACAAGGGTATTCATCCGAGCATATACACTGTAGCCGTCGCATCACCTGGGAGCGGAAAAACCGTAGTGCAAGATGAGGTCTCTTTGATGTGCTCACTTGCTGGCATTAAAGAAGATCTTCTTATGGGGAGCTTGGTGTCTGAGGCTGGTATGATTAACCGACTAGCCGAGCATCCCCGTCAGTTTTTAATCTGGGATGAGTTCGGTCATGAGTTATCGGCGCTTTCTAAATCAAAAAATCATTACCAGGCATCTATACTCTCAACGATAATGAAGCTTTTCTCGGCTTCAGGAAAGTTATATCTAGGTAAGCAATACGCCGATAAGACAAGGAAGGACGTTGTGGCGCCTTTTCTGTCTATGGCTGCCGCTTCAACACCTAATAGGTTCTATGAGGCTCTTGATTCAGACACGATCAATGATGGGTTTTTATCTCGCTTTTTAGTGTTTGACTGCCCGAATTCTCTAGAATTTAGAGATAAGTCTCTTGCGGATATCCCGCCTCATATAATTTCTGATATTAAAATTATTCAAAAATGGAAACATCAAGAAGGACCAGGGAATCTTCAGGTTGCAAAACTTGATTGCGTGGAGCTTAAATTTGATAGGGAGGATGCCACCTCCATGATTAAACAGATTTACGAGCGATCTAAGGATTTAATTATTGAGGCTTCAAAGCGCTCTGATTTTGAGCGTTGTTTTTGGATTCGAAGTTACGAAATTGCTGTCAAGCTATGCATAATTTTTGCCGATGAGAGCGGAGTTTGCAGCGAATCCAGCGTTGTTACGGCGTGGCAATTGGTTGAGTATTGCAATACGCAGTTAAGGGCAAAATGTGAAGAGCTTGTGTTGGGTGATAGTTTTGAAAAGCAAAAAGCGCATAGGATGAAACGGTTTATTGATATTTTACGTCCTGGGGAGAAATTAACCGCAAAGCAAGTCACAAACATATCTATTAAACGTGGTTTTAATAAAAACGAGAAGGATCAGATGCTCGAAACCCTTTTAGAGGATGGTATTTGGAAGAAGGACAAAGAAAAGCTAGGTACCTCTCACAAGGAGACAACATTCTACTTTTGCCCTATCTGACTGCCTATCTGAGGGTACCTTTAGAGTGCCGATTGGGTACCTCGCGGGTACCTATCGACCCCTTAACCTATTGATATCATTAAACAAAGTGTAATAAGTACCATAAGTACCCACCTTTTGGGCGAGTGTGTATTTTTATCTATTTTTGTTAATAATTGTAAGGATAGGTTTGTAGTTATATATGTGTATATATATGGGTACTTATTATAATATATATATATATATTATATACTTATATATATAATAGATACCAAAAAGTACCCAAAAAGTACCCAATAAATACCCAAAAGGTACCCCGACCCGGCACCCCTGCCCCGTGGCGACTGCCACCCTTATCAGCCGCCCCTTGGCTCTACGGCACAGTGCCCTGCCGCTACTGGCACCTCTGCCGCTACCCCTTCCCGCTTTTCCCCTTGCTATCCGCGCCGTCTTGCCTCATACATGCATCTTAAGCCTATGCGCTTGCGTATACCAGAGAATATCGGACCAGTTGGTACTGACCCCGCAGTTCAGGAAAAGACGCTGTTGTCGGCCATCCTGGAGCGCGCAATAGCTGACGCTTTAGGCGTAACAGGCAATATCTGCCAAGCTGACCAGATAAGGCGCGAGGCATATGAATGGGTTACTAGGTATGACATGGACCCGTTCGGCTTCGACTGGATATGTGAGCACCTCGATCTAGAAGGGTTCCAAATACGAAGATTCGTGGTGACGGCGGACCTAAACCGTGTTAAATTCATTCGTAGTGGTCGAGGGCTAGAACGCTCCTCAATCGCTCTAGACATTCAAAAAGGTGTCAACATTCCAACTTATCAACATAAAACTATGAATAGAGGATTTTCAGGTGCCGGGAAAAACAAAAAATCCTAGCGGCTATATACCTCCGCACCCAAGACCAGTCGGACGACCCCCCGCGTTCACTCCCCCAATGATCGAAGAAACGTTACTCCGTATCTCAAACGGAGAAACAGAACGCTCAATCATGCGACTTCCACACATGCCAGATTGGATCACGTGGTGCAATTACAAGCAAAAACATTTTAAAGACGAAGATTTTATTGGCCGTCTCTTACGCGCGAAAGAAGATTATTGTCAAGTAAAAGAAGACGAATTGCACGAATTGGCAAACAATCGAGAGCGCGATGTTCTGCATTACACTGAAGTTACTGAAGGCCCAAAAGGTACCACAATCAAGAAAGGCGTTACCTCCGATAATACCTCAGTGAATCGCGATAAGCTTATTGCTGATGTTACTTGGCGCACATTGCGCACCTCTATGCCCAAAAAATACGGGGACAAAGTTCAGCAAGAAGTTAGCGCTCCGGGCGGGCAACCATTTCAACCCGTCTTAAACATTACAATCAAAAAGATTGAAGATGACGAGTAGCTTATGGAAGCGCTCGCGACCGACGGCGTTCTAAGCTTCGACCTGCATCCTAAACAGGGGACAGCACTACTTACTGACGCCACCGAGGTAGGTTATGGAGGCGCTGCCGGTGGTGGCAAGATGTTGAGTTTATCAACACACCTACCCACGCCGAACGGCTACGTCCAATTAAAAGATTTAAAAGTTGGAGATAAGCTTTTTGATGAAAACGGTAAAATCTGTACCGTAAAAACGTTATTCGCTATTGAGTATCAGCCTAAGTCATATCGGCTTACGTTCGATAACCATACTCAGATAGATGCTTGCGCGGATCATCTTTGGAAAACGTTTGACACTAAAGAGCTTGTAGCATTAACAAGGCTTGATCCCGATTGGAGAAAAAGGAGGCAAGCAAGGCGGGCAAGTAAAGCGCTTGGAAGAAAGAGCACGCTATTCACTCAATCATTAATTCAAAGAAACAAGAATAGACAATATCAATATAAAGACTTGCCGAGCGGTAGTGTAAGAACAACTCAGCAAATATTTGAAACCTTAAGGGCAAAATCAGGGAGAACAAACCACGCAATAAAGCTTGCTGAGGCTATTGAGTTACCTTCGTTAGATTTACCCATAGACCCTTATTTACTGGGCGCTTGGCTAGGCGACGGCTCTTCTGATGGCGGTGGTATTACGGGTCTAGATGCGGAAGTCTGGCAACAATTTGAAAAAGCAGGATTCAAGGTCGCTCACGGTAAGGGCGAAAACCCAAGGCATCATCATGTATATGGTTTTATTCAATTATTGCGTGGTGCGGGATTACTTAATAATAAGCACGTTCCTATCGAATATTTAAGAGCTTCTATAGAGCAGAGATTGGCCCTACTTCAAGGGTTAATGGACACCGATGGAACCTGTGATAAAGACGGGAGTGTTCAGTTCACTAACACAAACGAAAATCTATCAGATAGCGTGTTCGAACTCGCTTCAAGTTTGGGATGGAAAGCATTTAAGACTAGTAAAATTCCAACGTGTAAGGGCAAGAAATGCGCCAGAGCTTACAACGTCAAGTTTTCACCTGATAAAATCGTATTTAGAATACAAAGAAAGATTGATAGGCAAAAGCTAGTTAGGCGCAGAACCAATAAGTTTCATTATATTGTTGATTGTCAGCCAATCGACCCAATGCCCATGAGATGCATAGAAGTCGATAGTCCTTCGCATTTATTCTTAGTTTCAAACTCTTTTATACCGACGCACAATTCTCACCTTGGCCGCATATCCGCTATATATTTTTGTTACGTTATACCGGGTTTGCAGGTCTTTCTATTCCGTCGTCAACATAACGAGCTAGTCAAAAACCACATGATAGGCCCGACCTCGTTCCCTGCATTACTTGCGCAGTGGAATAGAGCCGGTTTTACGCGCATCGTTAAAGATGAGATTCGATTCGCTAATGGTCCAGACCCTAAGAATCCATTCGAGGGCGGTAGCAGGATATACCTATGTCACTGTCAACACGAAAAGGACGTGTTCAACTGGCTTGGTCCTGAAATGCATTACCTCATCATAGAACAGGCAGAGCAATTCTCACCGTTTATGATTCAGATGCTTAGAGGTCGAAACCGAATACCGGAAGCACTAAACATTCCCGACGCGTACAAGGCGCTATTTCCTAGAGTTTTATACACATTTAACCCCGGCGGTATCGGTCATGCGTTTTTCAAACAGAAATTTGTTAAGGGATTACCACGAAGCAAAAAAGGTATATCGCAGGTTGTTCAACAACCAGATGACGAGGGCGGTAAGCGTAGGCAATTCATTCAAGCAAAGCTTGATGATAATCCGAGCGTCAATCCTACCGAGTACCGAAAGACCTTGCGTGGATTACCCCCTCGAATGGCTAAGGCTCTCGAAGAGGGCGATTTCGAGCAGGTTATTGGCGCGTTCTTCCCAGAAATCTCTCGCGCTATTCACGTTATAAAACCGTTTGCTATTCCTGCATGGTGGACACGCTTACAAGCTATGGACTGGGGAGCGTGCGGAGAGGGTGACCCGTTCTCTGTTGGCTGGTGGTGTGTCGTGTCCGAGGATACGCACGCAAAAACTACGCTGGGTGAAGCTATCATCATTCCACGCGGTTCCATTATCAACTACCGCAAGTGGTACGGTAAAGGACTACCAAAGGTTACAGCATCTTTAGTAGCTCGAGGTATACTGCAGCGAGAACGCGCCGAGTCTATCGTAATGCGTGTTGCAGGTGGTGACATATCCAACAAAGCAGGTCACGGAGAATCGATATTCGAGATATTTAGCAAGGAAGGTGTGCACTATTCCCGCGCTGATAGGCGACGACCAGAGGGCCATGCTCAATTCCGCGAGCGTCTTGTAGGCAGGGATGAGCAACCGAGAATATACTGGTTCGAAGAGTGTGAGGAAGATTTAGAAACAATCATGAATCTTCAGCACGATTTGCATAACCCAAATGATTGCACCGAAGCAGACGATCATGTTTATGAGCAAACACGTTACATGTGTATGGCAAGGCCGTGGGAAACATCAGCACCCACATCGAGTAAGCCAATCGAAGAGGTGTTCAAAGCGCCTACTATTGATGAGGTATGGGCACGGCGAGAGCAACAGCGTAAAGGATTTTGAGTAAATTAATGGCACCACGAAAATCAAAATCAGAATCAGAACTTTCAAAGTATGAAGGTCCAGAGGGTACCGTTAACCGCTGGCTTAAAGAGATTGACCTAGTCTTAGAGAATCGTCGTCAAAAGACGTTTGAAAAGCACGGTCAGCGGATAATGAAAAAGTACCGCAACGCTACTGACCAGGATAATTACTCAACTGAAGAGAATCGCACGGTAGGCTCAAGGCAGATGTACAATACGCTTTGGTCTAACGTTGAAGTACTTGGACCTGCGCTATATTCCAGAATGCCAAAGGTTGTAGGCTCTAGAATTTCAAAAGACTCTGACCCCGTTGGACGATTGGCTGCCGAGATTGCAGAGAATGCTACGGGCTATAACCTTCAAATGCAGGAAGATAGATTTAATTACATGATGAATCTTATCGTTCAAGACCGCTTGCTTCCCGGTCGTGGTCAGGGGTGGCTTGAATACACCACAGATTTTCAAGAGGAGACCGATGAGAATGGTGAAATACTGGTGGACGATGAAACTGAGGAGGCTTTACAAACTCCGAAACCGTTTACAGAAAAGGTAATATTTAACCACGTATTTTTTTTGGATTACATCGAATCACTTGCACGCACGCAGTACGAAGTACGATGGAGAGCGAGGAGAATTCAGCTCACACGCGATGAATGTATTAAAGAATTCGGCGAAGAGATTGGGAAGCAGATTCAGCTATCAGCTACTCAAACTAACGGAAAGCGAAGTAATAACAATAACGATGACGCGCCGTTTTTACGACAAGCAGAAATCTGGGTGATTTACGATGAACCATCAAGGCAAGTACTCTGGATATCAGAAGGATACAAACAAGCCCCACTTAGACAGGTAAAAGACCCCTACAAGCTCAAAGATTTCTGGTGCTGCCCTATTCCGCTGTGTGCGACCACTACGACCGATTCCACCTACCCCACCGCTGATTACATTATCTACGAAGGGCTTGCCGATGAGCTCAACTATGTAACCAAGCGCTTAAAGAGTATCGCCGATTGTATTCGTCTTGTGGGTGTTGCTGCAGCATCATTCACAAAGAACATTAAAAATGTTACCGCTCTTGCAGATGGTGGTTTATGGCCGATAGAAAACTGGCCTGGATTCGTTGAGAAAGGCGGCTTGAAGGGCATTATCGACTGGTTGCCGTTTGATACCTGCGTTGCAGCTCTTCAACCCTTAATGGCCTATAGAGATTCCCTAAAGTCACAAATCGATGAAATCACAGGAATGCCTGATATCGTTCAAGGCTCATCAGACCCTAATGACCCCGTTTATACACAACAGCAGAAATCACACTGGACTGTAATCAAGCTCACTAAAAAACAGCAGGAAGTGCAAAGATTTTGCCGTGAAGTTATCTCGAAAATGGCTGAGATTATCTTTGAGCCTGGACTATTCACTGATGAAACTATCGCTCTAATGGCTGGCGTTGCCCAGATGACGCCAGAAAAGCAAGCAATGTTCCCGCAAGCATTACAGCTTTTGCGCGATGATAAGATGCGCACATTCCGTGTGTCGATTGAAACTGATTCTACTATTGCAATTGATGAGGATGACGCAGCAGCAAGATGGATGCAGTACCTTTCATCCATCAAGGATATCGTTGGAGAAATTGAGCAGGTTGAAAGCTTTAGACCAGAGCTTACTAAACCTATTGTAGGTTCTGCGCTGGCAGCGGTTCGTGCTTTACGTACGGGCCGTGCGGTAGAGGGATTATGGGAAGAGGCGTTTGATGAGATTGAAGCAAACGATAAAGCCAAGCAAGAACAGGCGGCAGCTAATCCGCCTCCTCCAGATCCAGAGCAGGTTAAATTGCAGATTGAGCAGAGTAAAGCCCAAGCAATGCAACAAAAAAATGAAGCATCCGCGCAATTAGCCCAGATTAAGGCACAATTAGAGCAAACAAAATTGCAGCTCCAGGAGCAAGCGCAACAGTTCGATCAGCAAGAACGCACCCAACGCTTACAGCTCGACCAAGAAAAGGTATTCGGAGAGCTTAAGGTTAAAGACCAAGCTAATGAGATTGCTGGTCAATCGATAATGTCCAAAGAGCAGATTGATAAGCTTGCTCTATCCATGGAAGCGTTCCAGGCCGACCTTGATAGGAAGCTTAACGAACACTTACAGATTGCAAAACTTGCCGTGGCAGAAGCGCAATCAAAAAGAGCAGCAGCGCTAGAAACCACAAAAACAGTAGTGGATCATGCAATTGCTCACAAGGAGATGCATCTTGACCATGCCGCGAATATGCATTCTACTAACATGAAAGCCATTGTGGATTTACATACTCCCGATCCAATAAAAGCAGCCAAAACTCCTGGAGGTTCTTAGGAGGGCACGTAGTGCCTCTATGCAGGAATAATAATAATTAATTATAATTTGGAATATGTCGAAATATTACGCATTTCGTAACGGAACTTTCGAGGAAATATATCGCGATACTGCGAGTTCTGAGCCTATTTCCGCAGCGGTTCATCAAGATACCTTTAAAACCCCGCTCAGACATCCAAAAACTGGCGAAATGGTCGAATCTCTTAGCCGTTGGAATCAAATTAATAAGCAACATAACCTTCGTGTGGTTGGTAATGACGAGCTAAATTGCGCACCGAAAGGCCCAAAGGATAGAATTACCGACGAAAAAATAATGGAAGCTATTTATAAGGCGGAAGCTATCCACAGTAACCCTGATAAGCTAAAAGAGCGGGAGCACGAAAATATGTTACGCCTTGAAAAAGCTCAGGCCCGCATGAGAGACGAGATTCGAGTACAAAGAATTCAAGACGAAGCAGTGATGGAAAGATTTTACGATTCAAGAAATAGGCACTAATGGCACCAAGAGAGTCGAACAATGATTTCATGGACAAAGCTTTGGATAAGGCTGAGGAAGTTATTGCCGAAGAAAGGGGAGAGGAAGCTCCCGAGCCCATTGCCGCTCCCGAGCCTAAAGAAGAAGAAGCTCCCGAGCCCAAAGAGCCCAAAGAAACAAAAAGCTCACGAGAAAGAGACGAGACTGGCAAATTCCAAAAAGCCAACAAGAGCAAAAGCGCTGCGCAAAGCACGGAAGCGCTGCCAACAGATTTAGAGACCGAGACAGCTACCGCAGAGGTTGAACCACAGGCAGCACAGGACGAAGCGCAAGCTTCTAGTGTCGCAACTCCTACCGTTCAGGCTCCCGCGTTTTGGTCTGCCGAGCAAAGAGCACTGTTCGCCCAAGCTCCCGCACCATTGCAAGAGGTTATTGCAAAGCGAGAGTTGCAGCTTCAGCAGCACGTTAGCCGGTTAGCAAATGAGGCCGATAAGGCAAAGACGTACGAGAAACGGTTCTTTGAGGATTTCCAAACTCCACAAGAGGCGGAAATTTATAGAGCCGGTTTACAAATGCAGGGAATTAACGACCCGATTCAAGAGCTTCATCGCTTTAGAATTTGGGACAAGCTATTTAGGCACGACCCTAAAACGGCAATCGTTGATTTAATGCGTAAAAACAATCTCACGCCTTACGATTTATCAGGCGAGGCTCAAGAGCAAGTACCCCAGTATCAAGACCCTAGAGTTGACCAGGCGCTAAGAGAAGCGCAGGAAGCAAAAGAGCAGTTTACAAAGTGGCAAGAACAGCAAACCGAACACGCGGTAGTGTCTGAGGTCGAAACCTTTAAAAACGGTGTAGATTCTTCAGGTACTCCACGCAAACAGTTTGCAGAAGTTTATGCACCTCAGATATCGCAAGCATACGATGAAATCGTGAAAATCAATCCGAATATGAGTATTACGGATTCTCTCCACTACGCCTATGAGTACGTGAAGAGCGAGATTTCAAAAATGCACGGCGGTGTTGCGCAACCTGCTCCTAAAGTTCCTGTG